CAACGTTAAACGATATTCTTATGGGTCATTATTCTATGATTCAAAAGCATAGGAGGGTGATTGAATGGATATGATTAGTCACTTACTAGGAATCTATAAGCAAACAATTGATTTCTCTGACAAGATGCAAAAGGATAATTATAAGTTTGTAGAGAAGTATTTAAGCTATCAAACTAGAAAGAAACGTCAAGGATGGAGAAGAGATTGTGTTGATTTTCTTGACGGTGCAATTGATGTGCAATTAAAGTTTTTAGCTGATAGAATGAAAATTATAAATAAGGGGTTGTGATTATATGAGAAAACAGTTTGCAAGAGAAGAAATACAATGGTTAATTGATAATTTTGAAGACTTTATGGAATTAGCAGAAGATATTTCAAGAAAATTAAACAAACTCTATAAACACAAATATGATTTTATTTCTGGAGACTATTTGTGGAGTGTAGATGATAGTCACATTACAATTAGAGATGCTTGTGATGACACTATAAAAATTCCAATTGAGTATTTCTATGATGATGCAAAAATTCAAGACTTAAACAAAAGAATAGCAGAAAAAGAAAAAGAAGAAGCAGAAAGAAGTGCTTATTATAAGAAGCTAGAACAAGACCATGAAAAAAATGAACTTAGACGTTTAATGAAGAAGTATCCAGAAATGGTTGACCGTTTAGGAGGGAAGTCATGATAGGTAAAGCACATGGTGTTGTAGTTAAAAATTTTGATGATTACACTGATGGAGATGCTATAACTAAATTAAATCAATTCATTCGAGAAAACCCCGATATTACGATTATTGATATTAAATATTTTAATGGATACTCTGTGACAGATAATCAAGATATGGCATATGGGCGTGAAAATGCTACAATTATTTATCGTGAACCAACACCCACATATGGAAGTATCTTAGATGAAATTGAGAAAGTCGGATTTCTAGATATAGATTTGAAGTTTGATGAGATAATGAAAAATATAGACAGAATTTCTGAAAATAATCAAAAACTAATTGACAAGTACAAAAAATAATGATATACTATTATTAATCAAACAAAAGGAGTGTTGCCTATGACAGAGCAGTACAAATTAATGGAAGTAACGATTGATGCTAAAATTGCAGGTTACGAGATGGGAATTGCTCACTTGAAAGCTAATGGGAAAACATCATTCAGTGAATCAGCTATAGAATTATCAGAGCACATGATTGCAGATTTAAAAGAGATTAAAGCGATGGCAGTAACTTATGATGATTTACTCTCACAAATTATGAATAAATTAAACAAATAATCTCTTGACAAGCGTAAAAGATAATGATATAATTGGTTTAAGAACAAAAACAATAAAAATTAAAGGGAGCTGATTTTTATGACAAACAAACACACAAATTTTGAGTTAGGTCAAATGGTATTCGTTAGAACTGATATGATTGGCGGTAATCAGTATGCTAATAGAGGTCGTACTGGAAGCACATATCTAACAGCAGGGCATAAAGAATACGCAGGTAAAATTGGAGTAGTTGTTAAACATAAAAAGAGTGGATATGTATTAATGGTTAATGGTAAAACAAATGAAAAAGTAATCTTCTTTGACGAAATGCTAGAAGAGTACATTGATTTAGTAGCTAAAGGTAGCATGTCTCATGAAGCAGAACGGACTGTCAACCAGATTGAATTACATAACGCAACAAGAAGTTTAGATAAGGCTCTTGAACAAAGAATGTTTGAAACTGATAAAGAAGTATTCAATGAAGTAGTAGATGCATATAATAAATTATCAAGACGATAAGGGGTGTTGTCTATGGCAATGACGGAATTGCAATTACGTAGATATGCTGAAAGTTGGTTGCTAGATAACTATGGTTTGAAATTAGTAGTACCATTGAAGTTGAATGGGAGATTGAGAACAACATTGGGATGGTTTATTTATAAAAAGAAAGCATTAGAACCTGTAGCAGTGCATTTAAATAAACAATTTGTACAAAATAATGAAAAAGATATAGTATTGAATGTCCTTAAACATGAGTTAATGCATTATGCATTATTCATGAAGGGTGAACCGCATAGTGACGGTGACTCTCACTTTGAGAATGAATTAAGAAAGAAAGGAATTGTAAGCCAATCAACAGTTGATAAATATACTATAATGAATGTGAAACAAATTTATCAGTGTAAAGAATGTAATAAGATTTTCACATTAACAAAAAGACTTAAAAATAATGGTCGTAATCATACATGTCAATGTACAGGAAAACTGATTGACCGTGGAAAGAGGGTTGTGACAACATGATAAATAAACCTCTTTTCTTCACTAAACACCAACTAAAACGAATGGCAAAGCGAGGACTATCAAAAGCAATAATTCAAGTTGTAGTTGAAAATGGTAAATGGGAGAATGGTAATAAGCCATTTTCCCACCTTGTTGAGTATAAAGGTATTGTCGTAGTTTTATATAGTCAGAGGGTACAATATAATGTAGCATCATGCAAATTGAATCGTGAGTATACAATTCAAGCAGAAGAGTTAGCCAAGAAGTTGAATGTGGATTTCTGGAAGGCTACCCATAAAATTATTCGTAGCATAGACTTGTCAGAAGAAATTGCAAATATTATTTAAAATATTTGCAATTTTCATTGACAAAAACAAAAATTAATCGTATACTATTAGTAAGAACATTAAAAGGGGAGATTCACTATGAAATATGTCTCGTTAACAAATTTAAAAAGAAATTCTGGAAAGCGGAAACATGGCTCACAATTAACACAAGATGAAAGATTAGGATTATTAAGAAGATTGAAAGAAGTTCGGGAGGAACAATGGCAACTTACACCTCATGCATTAGACAGATTAGTAGCTAAAGAGATTAATGCAACAAAAGAGGACATTGTTTCTACTATTAAACATTGTGTCATCATTGAGTATCGAATTGTACACAATGAAAGAAGAGACCGTTATGAAGAGAGAGTCATCTTGAGAGCAAAAGCGATGGTTAATCGAAGCTATAACTTAAATGTAGTATTTAGTCTTACTACAAAGAGAATTGTTACAGTTTGGATTAATCATTTTAGAGATAGACACTCTACGCTTGACTGGTCGATTTACGATAAGTATATGGAAGTGTTGGGAGTTTAATCTCCTAACCTACATATTTTAGTCATCAAATTAAATTATAAGCATATAATTTAATATAAAATGTAGGGGAGATGATTATCATGAAACTGAGGTTAGCAAGTCTAGTTTTTGGGGCATTATTAATTACAGGAATGGTTGGTTGTTCTGAGACAGCTAAACCTGTAGAGAAACCAGTAAAGATAGAGACTAAATCCGAAGAACAATTGACACAAGAATATATGACAGTTGTTAAGGAAGTGAATACGAAAAGCATTACAGCATTCAATAACATTAAAGATATTATGGATAGAGCTACAGCAAACCCTAATTTATTTGACAATGAACAATGGAGAAACGAATTAAAAAATGAATATAATGTTATTGAAGATTCGTATTTCACTTTGAAGCGTTACAAAGAATTAGACATTCCATTTGACCTTTTAAATGGTCATAGACTTTTGTTATCTGGATACGAAAATGCTTTTAATGGTAACAACTATGTATATGATGGAATCAAAGAACACAACAAAGAAAAGATGCAATATGGTGTTACATTAATGAAAGAAGGAGCTTTTGATATGAGAGCTTCTGGGTTAGATAAATACAAAAATTAAGTTGACAGCCCAAAAAATTAATGATATAATTAAGTAGTAAATAAGAGGTCATCAAAAGTACCGTCAATAAAGGATAAAATGACACTCTTAATATCTTGATAAAACTGCACTTTTATCCAGAAATGAACATACAATAAATATCCTCTATAAAGGCAACTTTTGCCACCTTAAATTTTTTGACATGATTCGACATCAATGTTAAGATAAAAATGTGTAACAAAGAGGGTATATGTTTAGAAAAAGGGGATATAATAAGACTAAAATCAAGAGTTAGGAGTGGTCACTATGACAGCCATGACAAACATAAATGATAATTCTTTATTTGATAAGGATAATCTAAAGAAGAAGTTTTTAGGTGAGATTGCCGAGTCAACTGCCAAAAGTTATAAACGTATATTCGAGTATGCTAAACCACACGAGGAATCATTAAACAAAGAAATTCGTTTCTTCTCATTAAAAGAAATGGAAACAGTATTATACGGATTTAAGGCTAACACGAGAAACACTGCTGAAACATATGGTCGTATTATCTCTAGTTACCTTAACTGGTGTGTTGAACATGGATATGTAAAGAATAACGTTTTAAAGGACTTAAAGCCAACTGACTTTGAAAAGTATCTAACTAATATGGAACAGTATATGACAGAGAAACAGCTTGCACGTTATGAAGACAGATGTGTGAATGCACAAGATTCAGTTATACTAAGATTATCATTCATCGGTGTTGGGGGCAAACAAATGAGTGAAATTCGAAACCTAAAGAAGTCTGACATTGATTGGGCAAACGGTAGAATACACTTAACTAACACATTAAAAGAAGATGATAATGGATTTCCATTAAAGTATACACAACGTTATCTAGAAGTTGATGAGCGCACATTAGACCTACTTCAAGAAGCTATTGACCAAAAGACATATGAAAAGAAAAATGGTCAAATGGAGGAAAATGAACACGTAGGTAGATATACAAATTTAATTGATAATGATTATGTCATTAGAGCTTCTATAACAAATGTTAAAGATGAAAGCAATATAAATAAACCTGCTGACAAATTTGTTATTTATAGAAGATTAGATGTAATTAAAGAAACATTAAGCATTAAAAGTTTGACTGCAAAATTTATACAACGTAGTGGTATGGTTTATTATGCAAATGAATTACTATCACAAATGAATGATGAAGAACTTACTTTAGATGAACTAAAAGTGGTTGCAGACCGATTTAATATGAAGTCATACCACAATCTAAAAGGATTCTTGACATTAGATATCATCCGTCAAACTTACACAAAATAAATTTTAAAGGAGCAAAGTATGCGTACATTTTTGATTCACAAAAAAGACATCAAATTAAATAAGACAAAACTGGATGCCATTTTAGACTCACAAAAGATGGACTATACAGAACTCCATGACAAAATTTGTAAAGAGTTTGGTCTCCAGATTTCATACAAGGGATTCATGAATATTCTTTCTAATCGTAACAGTTGGAAATTTCTGTATGCTTATGCATTATGTGAATTGTTAAAAGTAAATTATAATCAGATATTTGAATTAATTGATGTTGATGTTGATGCTGAACTTAATCAGCGACAAAAAATGAAGAACAAAGACATCCGTAATAAAGGGAGGTGATAGCTATCAGAAAATTTAGTGGTTTCACATAAATCATACTAGACAAGAATGGTCAAACATGATACGATACTAATTGACAATTAAATAATGTTATTGGGAGAGGGGTTTTTAAATGGTAAATACATCCATCACAGAGTTTATAGAAACACATAATTTGCCAGAGGATTCACGAGTATTGTTTCAGACGTTTGGCGATTGCCATTCGTTTTACATAACCCATTTAGGTAGAAACAAGAATGTATCCGATGACCTTCTAGATTACAGAGAAGAGAAAATAAAAAAATCTAACGTATCATTTGACATGTTTAGAAAAATGTGTTACACTTATGGAATCCGTCATGCTTTTGAGAAAACTTTCTTGCAAGCGTTTGACACAGAACAAATCGTCCTTATTGGATGCAAATTGCACAATCAAGATGTAGAGCTTGAAACTATTTATAACGGATTCCAAAAAAATCCAAACAAAAATATTTTGCGGTATGTACTATAATTAGTTGACAAGCGCAAAAATATATGATATACTAAGTATTGTTAGTAAGGAAAAGACATAACTTTTCCTTCACCATAAAAATCAAAAATAATTACATATTGGGGGAAATTAATAATGGCACGTAATAAAAAAGAGCGCACAGAGTTAAAACAAAACAAATCGGAATTTAAGTTTATCGGAAAGGTAACTAACGCAGATAAGGATGGATTCTTTGTAGAAGATGAAGCAAAAAGCGGTCAAAATGAAGGACGATTATTCCGTAAAATGAAATTTGGTATCAGAACATCTGAAACAAATACGTTACAAGTACAAATGTATGCTTACGAGCCAACAGAAGTTTTCTTATGGAATAGTGAAAAGAAAAAAGAAGATGCAGAATTTAAAGGATTACGTATCCCTTACGAAGAATGGTTAGAAAGTGCTGATGAGTATCGTGCAGAAGGATATACAGCACCTCAAGCACGTGTAGGTCTTGAATTTGGTGAAGATGGTAAGGTTATTAGTCATGGTGTACCAGATTATCAGTTAGCTGATATTCTATCAGAAAATGTTGAAAATGGTGACTTATTAAAAATCGAAGGTGAAATTCGATACAATAAATTCCAGAACCAAGCAAAAGAATGGATTGAACAAGTACAATGGACAATTAAGAAAGTACACGTTGTCCGAGAAGAAGATTTAACAAAAGAAGATGCAGAGGAAATGAATTACTTCTCACAAGAATTTGTATTCATTGATGCAGAACATATTAAAAAAGAAAAGAAAACAATCGTTACAGGTCGTGTTATTGACTTCCGTAAGAAATGGTATGACAAACAGTTTGAAGTTGTTTACAAAGATTCAGAGGGTAATGAAGATGCAGAACTTAAAGAATTAGCAACAGGGTTAGCTAAAGAAGTTAAATTTGGTGATGTTTTAACTGTTTGGGGCTATGCAGTGAACCGTATTATCACAACAAACGAAAAATCAGAAGAAGAACAAAAAGAAGATAAACGTAAGAAGAATCTTCTAAGTGGGTTGGGTGGTAAAGCACAACCGAAACATGCTGAAAAATATACTGGAACACGATTTGAAAGTGGTTTACAGATTCAAGGTGTAGTAGATTGGCAGGATGGAGTATATGATGAGGATGATTTCCCTAACCAAGAATTAATTCAAGAAGAAGATACATCATCTAAGAAAGCTAGTGGTTTAGGTGGTAAGAAATCTAAGACAGCAAATCCATTTGCTAAAAAGAAAGAAGAAGAGGAAAATCCATTAGAAGGTATTGATGAGGACGATTTACCATTCTAAGATATACATAAACGTAAAAAATAACAATATATTAAAATATTAAACTGAAACATTAAGAACATAGGGGCAATAACTTAGAGAAGAAAGCCCCCTTCTCTCATAAATTGAGAGAAAAAGGGGAAATTATAATATGTCATTTTTAAAGAAATTAAAAGCCAACAAACCAGAAGCTAAATTAGAAGGATATTTCATGACAATGTTAGGAAAATCTAAATTCGGTAAGACAACATGGGCAGTTGAAGTTGTTGAAGAACATTTCGGTAGTTTAGAGAATGCATTATTACTAGGTACAGAGATTGGTTATAAGACTATGAATGGTGTAATTGCGATTCCTATCACTGGTTTTGAATGGGCAGAAAATGAAGACGATGATGATGAAGAAGTAAAAGCTAAAAAGACAGACAATGAAGAACGTGGATTCATTGAAGTTGTAGACGAGTTAATCGAAAATAGAAGTGAAGTAGATTTCAAGTTTATTATCATTGACACAATCACAGCATTAGAACGTTATGCTACAAAACATGTTATTCGTCAAGCGAACCGTCAAGATAACCCTGCAAAACGTTATAAAACAATTGCTAACATCCCTTGGGGTGATGGATATACAATGGTTGGTGAAGCTATCTATGAGCAAATTGACCGTCTTAAAAAGGCAGGATATGGCGTATTAGTAATTGGTCACGAAAAAACACGTAAGATTAAAAATAAAGATGGTTATGAGTACGATTACACAGGATTAAATGTTATGGGTAAAGTATCTGACATCATTGAGCGTGAATCAGATTTCATTATTTACGCTGACTTAATGACAACAGAAGGTGAAGATGGTAAGCCAAAAGAGGAACGCATGTTACGATTCCGTAGTGATGGTAATTTCCTTGCAGGTTGCCGATTCAAACACTTCCCTGCATCAACTAGTAACGAACCTGCTGACTTCCTAAAAGCATTCAAAGAAGCTGTTGAAGCATCATCTGGTAAGAAATTACCTAAGAAAGTTGTAGAACCAAAAGAGGAAGTTGAAGAAGAAACAGAAACAGAACCAGTAGTAGAAGAAAAACCTGTAAAGAAAACTAAGAAAGAAAAAGAAGCAGAAAAAGTACAGGTTGAACAAGAAGCGGAAGCTGAGAAATCAGCAGTAGAATCAACAACTGATGAAGATGTTGCAGAAGCAATTGAAGCTGTAAAAGCAGAGATTGGAGAACTATTGACAGATATGGCATTAGCAGACAAAAAGAAATGTGCAGGTCAATTTAAAAAAGTAACAGGTGCAATTGATTATAAAAAATCAAACAACTTAGAAGATTTACAAGAAGTATTAGAATTTGTTAAAGAACTAGCTTAATACATAAAAGAGATAATGTGGTAGGTTGAGATATTCAGCCTACCACATCTCATAATAAGGCTAAACTAGGAGCGATGAAATGAAAAAAATTATGATAAGTGGAGTGATGACAGTCAGTTTAATGTTGACAATAGGCGTTGGTGCTTATTCTTACAACACAATTGACAGAAAGAATGCGGAAATCAGTGATAATAAGAAAATTATCAATAAATTAAATGTAGACAATGCTGATAAGAATACCCGTATTAACGATATCGAATTAAAAATGAAGGATATCGAAAAGAAGTTTGTACAGTCAGAAGAGACAACAAAGAAACAGGAACAACAGATTACTGACCAAACTAAGAAGATTGAAGAACAAAATTCGCAGATTAAGAATTATGAGTCTAAGATTTCAGAGTTGGAGAAAGAATTAAATTTTAAAAAACAGAAGAAAGGAAGTGATGTGAAAAAGACAAATAATGTAGAACAAAAGAATGGTAGAACAATTACAGTTGAAGCAACAGCATATACAAATCATCCGTCAGAAAACGGTACATATGGTGGAAAGGTTGTTACTAGAACAGGTTTAGATATCTCTAGTAGCATCACTTACAATGGTATGGGAATCATTGCAACAGACCCAGATGTTATACCGTTAAATTCAATTGTAGAGATTGAAGGATTAGGTACATATATTGCTTTAGATACAGGAAGTGCTATTCAAGGTAATAGGATTGATATATTAATGGCTAACAGTAACCTCACTGATAATTGGGGTCGTAGGAATGTTAATGTGACTATTTTAAATTAGGGAGAGGTTTTATGGCACACATAACAATTATTGAAGGTACACGTGGCTCTGGTAAGTCTACAGTGGCACGAAAAATGCGTGATAAGATTTCAGAAATGACATTGATTAACTTTACAGGTTTTCATGATGATGGCTATGAAGGAATGAAAAAAGTATATAGATACTACATTAACTGGATTAGTACTTTACATGGATTCTGTAAGGAAGATATTAAATTGATTTGTGATAGATTTTTCTTTTCTGAACAAGTATACTCACAGTTATATAAAGATTATGACTTTACAGAGCGATATAATTTTCTTTCAAAAGAACTATTCATATTATCTCAAATTGGATTAGATATTGATATCGTATTCTTGAAAGTAGAAGATGAAGAAATCTTACAACAACGTTTAATTAGAGATAAAGTATCGTTTGGAAAAGCAGAAGAAAATGCAAGACAATCATTGTTACAGCAAGAAGGTTATGAGAGAGTCTTTCATGACTTTTATATGAAATATGTTGGTAATGGTACTATTCGTTTACACACGATTATTACAGACAATTTATCACCAGAAGAAGTAGAAGCAAAAGTTGCAAACATTATAAAGACTGCTCAATAGAGTGGTCTTTATTTTTCAAAATAATCCTTGACAATAACAAAAGATAATGATATATTGATATCGAAGGGAGTTGGTCATATTGGCTAAACGTACAAGAAAGTGTCAGCGATGTAAAATTGAAGATACAAACGTAGAAGATATGGAGTTTGAGATAGTAGGAGACAAGAGACCTCTACGAAAATTCTATCACAAACATTGTTTTGCAGAACATCAACAAGAAAAAGAGTTTAAAGCCGAAGAAGCTGTAAAGCTTGACAAACTAGTAGAGACACTGAAAAAGATTTATGGTGTAAGTACAGTGCCACCACAAGCTTATCCATTCTTACAGAAATTGAGAAATGGTGAGCCAGTTTATGGGAAGCAAGATGTAACAAAACGATATAAAGAGGGTTATGATTATCTGTTAATTGAGGAAACTTTTGATTACTGTAGTGAAACAATTGAATATTATAATGGAACAAAAGGATTTAATGGATTTATGCAAGCATTCAAGTATGCCTTGTCAATTATTATTGATAAGATTTATTTTGTAGAGCAACGAGTTAAAAACCGTAAGAGAGCTGATATTATTGCACAAAAGCAATTAGAACAAATGGAAGTACAAGAAGAACATGTTTCAAATTACAAGAAACCAACACGCAAGAATGATATTTCCGCTTTCTTAGATTGATAAAGGGAGAATGATAGAATGGCAAAAGTCAATACTAAAGATGAGATTGAAAAGATTGTAGAGAAGATTAATAAAGGGGCAGAGATTAACGAAGCATACTTTGCAGGGTTACTATGGGGAGACCCTTTTACTAATTACGCAGAATATAATGATGGATTATCTCAAGATGAATTTGTACATGACCAATGGGGCTTCTATTTTGAGTTAGGAAGACGAATGTATGATGAAGGTATTAAAACATTCGATACGATTACAGTACATACTAAAGTCAAAGAATGGAACGTAGAAGAAGAGTTTGATGCATTAGGTGGTATGAATACTATTGAAGATGCAATTGAAATTGTAAAAGAGAATGCAGATAACATTGAATATTACTATGAAACAATTAAACGCAATTACACTCTAAGACAACTATGGTTGCTATTTGGTGATAAAGTATTCTTAAAGAGTGGTAATTATGATTTTGAAAAAATGACACGAGAACAATTATCTATTTTCTGGAACGATAAAGTGAATCAGATTTCATTAGGAAATGTCAACAGATATGAAGCAGAAGATTTATATATTGATGCAGATGAATTTATTAGAAAATTAGAAGAAGATTCAGCAGAAATGTTACCATTCTATAATGGAGTGCTAATGAATAGTGTTACAAGTGGTCTTGCACGTGGTCACGTGGCGATGCTAGGTGGTTTCGGAGGAACAGGGAAATCATCAATTACTGCTGAAAAAGTTGTCATGTCTTGTATTAAGAACGGTGAAAAGGCAATAGTTGTACTTAATGAAGAAGATGCTCAAGCATTCCGTCAGAAAATTGTTTTAACAATTCTATGGACAGAGCATAAGATGGTATTAGACAGAAAGAAAATGCTTAATGGACAATTAAATGAAGAAGATAAAAATAAAATCAGAACAGCATTTGCAACAATGAAAGAAATGTTAAATGGAGAAGAAGCTTTAATCAAGGTAATCTTTATGGAAAAATATGTAATAAAAGACCTTGAAAAGATTGTTAGATTCTGGGCAAATAGAGGATATCACAATTTGGTGATTGATACACATAAGGTTTCAGAGGAATCAGACCATGATACTCGATGGGTCACATTTACAGAGGACATGAAGACTATTTATCGTCTTACACGTAAAAATGCAGGGGGTATGAACCTCAGAACACTTGTCACATTCCAGTTAGCGGATAATGCAATTAGAAATAGATACTTAGATTATGAAGCTATTGGAGAAGGGAAAGCATCAAAAAATGAAGCATCTGTTGTTATGATGTTTCGTCCAGTTTGGTCAAGTGAACTTGAGGATGGTAAACATGAATTAAAATGTTGGAGATTAAAGAAAATGCCAAGTGGGAAATATGAAAAAGTTGAATTTAAACTTGAAGAAGGAAAGACTTATTACCTTATGTTTTTCCCTAAGAATCGTTTTGGTCAAGCGAATGATACAGGATTACCAGTATTAGTAATCGAACCACATTTCCATACTAATACATTCTCTGAAATTGGATGGTGTACAGTGCCAAAAGATAAATCTTAAAAATAATTGTTGACGGAAATAAAAAATAATGATATACTAAGTATATAGCAAATTGGTATTAAGCAGGTGATAATAATGTCCAACTTCAACGATTTGAAAGAAATCAAGAAAAGGATATTAAGAGAGGACAAAATTGAAACAATCTTGGAAGCTCTAGAGTGTGAGAACATACATACTGAACAACGTGGTAACTTGTATTGTGCAAGATTACCAGAACATCATCACTCTAGCAATCCTAGAGCAGTGCAAGCCAAGGCAGATGAAAATATCTCCTGCTCTATACGTAACAGAAGTTTTAATGGAGATATTTTCAACTTAGTGTCATATTTGGCACACGAAAAGCGTAAAGATGAAGTACAAGGAGATTTAAACAACGCAAAACGATTTATATGTGAACTTCTTGGATGGACTGAATATATTAATGGTGTAGTAAAAAAGAGAAAAGATTATACAGCTTGTCTCAAAGACATCATTAGAAAACGTAAAAGAAGGGTTGAATTTAAACCTAATCCAGTTATTCCAGAAGAAACATTAGAGGATTATTATTATTGGGGTCAACCTCTACCATTTCAAGATTGGATTGATGAGGGGATAAGTTATGAGACTCAAGTAATGTATGGTATAGGTGTTGATGCTTTATCACATCGTATAACAATTCCTCTACGAAACAGATTTGGTCAGCTTGTAGGAGTTAAAGGTCGATTAATGGTAGATGAAGAAGATGCAGATTTCAAATATCTTTATCTATGTAGATGTAATAACAGTCAAGAATGGTTTAACTTCCATTACGCTCATCAATATATTTTGATGGAGAAGAGAGTATACATATTTGAAGGAGAAAAGAGTTGTATGAAACTCTTTGAAAATGGAATTTACAACAGCGTAGCAATTGGAGCATCTGGTATTTCAGAGGTACAGGTGCAAATGATTAAACAATTAGGACTTGACATTGACATTGTTTTATGCTACGACAAAGGACTTCCCCAAGAAGATATTGAAAAGAATGCAAGAATGTTTGAAGGACGTAATGTTTACGCAATGTTCGATACTGACGATTTATTGGCAGACAAACAATCACCAATAGATGCAGGTATCGAGATTTGGAAACAGCTTGAAGAAGATTATATCTTTGAAGTAGAAATTGCCTAAAAAAATTAAAATAATGTAATAAATAACGTTGACAGGCATAAAAATTAATGATATAATAAGATTACAAGGTTGATAGAGAATCAATCAAACATAAAATCGAAAAGAGGATGATATTATGACAAACACAAAAATTAACGAAACTTTAGCTCAAGTTAATGAAAGACCATTCCAAGTAGATTATAAAGAGAATTTAGCTGTAGCATTCAAAGCTTTAGAAGAAATTGCAATGAGTTTAGACCAAGATGTTACAGATGAGCTAAATAGAGAGATGTCAATCATCGACAAAAAGATTGTAGACCTTGAACACACAATAGAATTTGTAGAATGTAACGCATCTATGGGTTATGGATTATTTAAAAAACTTCAAGATGCACAACGCACTCGAAGAATCATCAAAGAAAGAATTGATGAAAGAAGAAGAATGATTGCATTCGTTAAACAGTATCATCAATTTAAAGGCTCATTAAAGAGTCAAGTAGATTACCAAGATTCACGCCAAGCAAGATTAGATACGCAACAGTACTCTCTAAGAGCGTACACAGAGTTACAACCATACATAGACTTAGGTCAAGAGCAAAAGGTACAACGTAGAGCAAAAGAACAAGAACAGCAATTCTTAGCACATATGAACTCTGTTGAGTATGTGACATTAGAAGAAGCGACTCAAGCTTAAAAGGGCGTAGGCAATCGACTAATTTCGATATAATCCATCACTTTTTATGATGATTATTATATAATAAAGTAAAGACAAAAACAAAAAATAATAATTTATTGGAGGAATTACACTATGAAAATTAACAAAAACATTCTTAAAGGCAACCGTCACGTTGAAATGAAAGCAGTAAAAGGACATCATTTCTATGCAGTAGTAGAATTAACAAGCAAGGACAAAGCAGGAAATACAATTAAAAAGGATGTGTTGGTTACAACGGTATCTCCAACAACTCGAATCAAAGCTGAAAAAGAGCTTCAATTAGAAGCAAAGAAAATGGGCGGTAAAGTAACATTTTTCGGTGGATTCAAAAAATAATAGGCTAAGAGTTTCTTAGCCTTTCTTGTTAAACATAAACACAAAAAATAATAATATAAAGGGGAAATGAACATGAAAAAACAACAAATACTTGATAACGTGAGAAAAATGAATAAAGGTATGGCAGTATTAGAAATGAATAAAATGCAAACGTTTTTAGCGGAACAAATGTTTAAATTAGGAATCACTAAGGATGATTTAGATTTAGTTACAAATTATGTTGGTGATGTATTCGATGCACAAGAATTAGAAAAAATCTTATTACAAGAAGCTACTGCTGATTTTGTTGAAGGTGTTACGAAACTTTTACGACACATTAAGATGGCAGAAGGATATGAAGCTATGGGAAATATTAATAAAAATATCACAGAAGAAAATTTCCATCTTGAGGATGAGGTTTCAAAGGGAGAGATTGTGAATGGTAAAGTGGATTCAACGCAAGGCGAAGGTGAAAGTAAGGAAGCGTGATGATATCAGTGAACAAATAGCAAAAATTAGAGGGATTGAAGACTTGGATGAGTTTCTTAATCCCTCTGAAAGTGTGCTTCATGACCCGTATTTAATGAAGAACATTGATGAAGCAGGTAATAGAATTATCTTAGCTCTTATGAAAGAGCAAAATATTGTTGTATCATATGACCCAGATGCAGATGGACTTACTTCTGCTTCTACAATGATACGATACTTGAGAAATTATACTGATAAAGTAGATTTCATTTATGGTGAAAGAAATGATGGTCATGGTATTGCAAGTATGATTAAGATAAAAGGCTTAGACCAATCAGAATTACCAGAAGATGAACAGGATGAATCTAAGACTAAACGATTAGCATTGAATCTAGAAAACTTAGAAAAAATCAAGGCATGTGATTTATTAATCTTAGTTGATTCATCTTCAAATGATGCTATTGCATGTAAGTATATTGCAGAAGAATTAGGCAAAGAAATTATCATCTTAGACCATCATCAAATTGAACGTCCTAATCCACATGTGTTAATGGTCAATCCTCAACAAGAAGGATGTAAATATCCGAATAAAGCGTTATCTGGTGCAGGAGTAGTATTTAAAGTTATGCAAGTAATGGAAGATACACTTGACCAAGTAGACCCATTTGATTATATTGATTTAGTTGCTGTAGGAATGTATGCAGATATTATGAAAGTCAATGTCCCAGAAAATAGATATTTAATTTTGCAAGGATTGCGAAATGTGAAGACAATGGGACTTACACGTATTTTAAAAGGTGCAAAGATTGACAACTGGAATTTAGATTGTAATGCAATTGGTTTCGGAATCGCACCACTATTAAATGGTACAGCACGTATGGATGAATTAAGACTAGCAATTGATTTACTATTAGAAGATGATGACAATAAATGTAAACCACTACGTTTAAAGATGCAGAAGTTGAATGAAAGACGTAGAGCCATTCAGAAGGACTTAGTAGAATCTTATTCTAAGAAAGTAAATTTAAAAGAGAAAATTCTAGTTGTATTAGATGACAAAACATCAAAAGGATTTAATGGTGTTGTAGCACAACAAATGTCTGATACATTTAAACGTCCTGTAATTGTAGGTCGTAATCACAAAGGTACAATCAGTGGAAGTTTCCGTAGCTATGGAGGATTTCCATTAAAAGACTTCTTAGCTGATTTCAATGAGATTGGTGAAATTGAGGTTTTAGGTCATCCAGAAGCAGGTGGTATTGTAATGCCATCGGAACACCTAGAAAACTTAAATGAGTACATTAAACGATTCTTGCCAGACCTTGATAGTGATGAACAAACAATTGAGTATGACCTTGAATTGACACCAGAAGAAGCGATTGAAAATATTCGTACAATTGAAAAATTCAACAAGTTGACAGGCAATGGATTTGACAAAATTATTGTGAGAGTAAATGGAATCACAATTGAAAGTAAAAAGTGTATCGGAAAAACTTTTGAAACAATGAAATTTGCAACATATGATGAAATGGAACTAATTAAATTTAGAGTAAATAGTAGATATGGTGCAATTCTAAATGAATGGGATACAATTGATGCTGTAGGAGTGTTGTCTATGAATGAATTTTACAATTTCAAATTGAAAGAAAAAATTTGTACACCACAAATAATGTTGGAAGATTTCTATAAGCATGAAGAAGAAGAATAGTCAAGAGTTGATGCAGAATGTCACAGCCTTACATAATAAGTTTGGAAAGAAGTTAAAGACAGATGAACAATGGATAATAGCATATTGGAACAAGATTGACAAGATTGATATGTCAGATGGAAAGTTTGAAGTGAAAGAGATTTTAAAAGCAACTTCACCTGCCGATATATTAAGTACAGTAATGTTGTTTAAGGTTTTACAGCAGGTAGGATAAAAATTTTCTTACCTGCTATTTTTTTGTTGACAGTCACTAAAAATAATGATATAATAGGTTTACAGGGAGGGGATGTCAAATGAGCTTAATAGACTTTGGATTATACACAGCAGGTACTTTGATTGTTTTTATGATGCTGATAGCGATAATAAAGAATGTTTTTGACCTTTGGCATGTTGTAGACCAAGAAAGTTATGAAAAGTGGGAAAATCGAAAAAAGGCAAAATTTAAATCCCGTCTATAGACGGTAAATATTGAACCCAAAATACAGGATAAAATGTTGATTTTATCAAAGGAGGAATTTAATGGCTATTATTAAAGAATTAGAACGTATTATCGTAGAAAATAGAGAAGATGGTACACAAGTTACTCGACTACCTAATCAAGCAGAAATGATGCAGAAAATTAATGAAATAGTACGACAGGTCAATTATTTAACTCGAACTAAACCAAGTGAGCCTATACGTGGAGTTGGAACAAGAAAACGATAGGAGGGGTTAATATGAGTCTGAAAGATATCATGAGTAAACTTACACCCGAAAAATGGAGAGAAGTTTTGCTTAGAAGAAAGATGGGGCAAATACTAGAAGCTCATAAAACTGGTTGGGTTACGAATGATGAAGCAAAGGATATGCTACTAAATGCCTTTGAACAATATTGTGATTTTAGGGAGATGGATAAACTTAAAGAAAAAGAAGGTGAGTAAATGATAATCAATCTTAGAATTGATGGAGAATATAAACCAATCAATATCACCGAAGACGAACTACAACAACTACTTAGAACAGGTAAATTTATTAAATTAGGAGATACATATTATCATGTTGACCATATTTCAAGATTTAGCTTAACAGGAGAAAGAAAACCAACAACACATAAGAAACCAGAACCACCACAAATCATGATTAAGAGAGGTTGATAATATGATTAAAATTATTAATGGAGACATTTTAAAAGCAAAAGAGGAAATTATTGGACATCAAGTAAATTGTATGGGAGTTATGGGGTCGGGTCTGGCTCTACAGATTAAACAACAGCATCCTAAGGCTTATGAAGTATATAAAGAATTAGTAACAGAAGCAGAGAAAGAAAAGTCTGTACGCTTCCTTTTAGGTAAGTCATTAGTTGTTGAATCAAATGGTAAGTACATTGCTAACTTATTTGGTCAATATACATATGGGAAGATTGGTCAATATACACTTATGAATGCATTAGAAAACTCTTTAAAGAATTTGAAAGCATTTGCACTTCAACATGGTCTTACAGTTGCCCTTCCTGTAAAACTAGGAAGTGATAGAGGTGGAGCTGACTGGAATGAAGTTTTAAAACTGATTGAATTAGTGTTTAAAGGTCATGAAGACATCTTAACATTATATAAGTATAAGGGGTGATTCAATGAAAAAATTTGGAGTATTTACTTTGACATTTGCTTTGACAATGGCATTATTACAGGGATGTGAATCAACTGATAGTAGTCATCAAAGTGTGAATGAGAACGTTACAATTACAGATGCAAAAGTTTCTAAACTTGATTCATATCAAAGTGGGAAAATTACCGTCAACAAAGTATTCTTTGAGAAAGATGGGAAGGCTACTGAATTTGATATAGATGGATATTTGTATGATGATATAGATAAAATTTTAAAGACTGCTAAAATGGTAGGTAAAGAAAAAGAAACAACATTTGATGTAGTGACTGATGGAGAAGATGTTATTAGCGTTACATTGGTTTCAAATAGAAAGTAGGAATCTATATGTTTCAATTGTATGTGAATGATGTATTTATAACAGAAGGACATAGCGACTATATCTCATTAGCTATATTCACAGTAATTAATGAGAAAGCCCGTGCAGGTGAAGATATGGATATCAAACTTGTTTGGGTTGATAAATAGGAGGGGAAATATGGAGAAGATACCAACAACAGAATTACAGATGATGCTTGCACATATTAGAACAAATAACAACATGCCTTTGACACAAGATACGAGAAATAAGTTTACTAGTATTATTCTTGAATTGATTTTAGCAAGGCATATCTTGGAGGAACGTGAGGAAAGTGCAGAATAAATTTTATGTATATAGATTTTTAGATAAAGATGATAATACAATTTACATCGGCAGGACTAACAACCTTGAGAGAAGACTGACACAAGAACACTTTACAGCACATGGTCATCTCTCTAAGAGGTGTTATGATGAGTGTGAGACTATTGAGTATATGACATTTGATGTGGAAGCAGAAATGAAGATTTATGAGTTATATTTTATTAACTATTATAATCCTAAATATAATGTTATGGAAAATAGAAATGAAAATTTTACATTTTCTTTGGAAGAACACTGGACAGAATACAAAAATAATGATATAATAAGTAAGAAGGAATACAAGGTCTACAATTACATCATAATGAACTCTTCATTTTATGGTAGAACTGAGTTGTATCTGAATTTTGCATCACGAGATTTAAAACTTACAGAACTAAATGTACATAGAATACTGTTATCACTAGAGAAAAAAGGTTACATTGGACTGGAACAGTATGGAAGATATTTCAGAATAACTCATTCCTTGAGAGATTTGAAGTTTCCAAAGGAGGACTTAGATGAATGAAACAACTGTTGTAAATAAGTATCACAAACTTCCGTATGACATCTACATAGGAAGAGGGTCTAAGTGGGGCAACCCATTCTCTCACATGAGTAATACAAAAGCACGATTTAAAGTAGATACAAGAGAAGAAGCAATTGAGAAATATCGTGAATGGATTATGACACAACAACATTTACTTGACAGTCTGGATGAATTAGAAGGAAAGACATTATGTTGCTTCTGCAAACCAAGAGCTTGTCATGGTGATGTATTGATTGAGTTAATAAATAAAAACAAAGGTGGAATTTAATTATGGCAGATAAAATGAATTTTTTAACATTGTTGAATCGAGCACAATATAACGAATATGAGAATGGATTGGAATTTTTTACGAATGATAGTGTCACAATGAAAGATATTGGATATCAAAATGATTTTCTTTATCATACTGATGGTACATCAATCCAATTAAAAAATGAAACATTGCAATATTTATGGGATGTAAAACAAAATCAGAACACACTTTTAGAAGCATATAATTTAGCTGTAAATGATTCAAACGCTTATTCTGCTAAAGGTGATTTTGGAGGGTCAAGTTATAGTGTAACTGTTTCTACAGGAATTACTGGAACAAAACTTATAAACTTCAAAAACTTAACATTCAAAGACATATTTGAAAGCAAGGCATGGTTTGTTAAACATTATGTTATGGGTAATAATATAAACTTCAAGTCTCCTGTACATACTGATGGAGCACTACCAGAGGATGTAATATTTGATTTTTCTGGTATTCTTTCTTGGATTATATCGAGTCAAAATCAACCATCTAAGTATTGTTTACAGTTATTAACAGGAAGAAAAATTTATTTCGATATTGAAGGATTAAAGTATGCTGATACAAATCAAATAGTAGAATTGAAACCGCATTTATTCAATGAAGGTAAATGGGTTATCAGAGAAGTAGTAGAAGAAATCGTTGGGAGTGAGCCTATGACAATTACTGATGCATTAAATTCAATTAATTGGGATACACAAGAGTTAGTATTTAAAGCAGGGGATGTAAAGGAATTTATTATCAATAAAGAAAATTATAATACTTCAATAAATAATGTGACATTTGGCAAGAACAATGTTATCAATGATAATTTAAATAACTTCCTTGTAGATGCAAATTGGACATTACGAAATAGAACATAATAGTTAGGGGTTTATCCCCTAACTTATTTAAAGGAGGAATCCGATGCAAATAGGAGATTATAAGATTCATCGTAAAGACCAATGGGATTTACATTGCAAGCCTATCATCTGCATTCACAAATACTATGATAATGGTAATGGATGTAAAAGAGTATTTTGTTTATGGTTTGATAAACTTAAATTGAAATGGAGTCGATAATATGAAAGCATTTGAAGTATTTTATGATATAGGTGGAAGCAGTGGGAATCGTGTGATTGTATTAGCTAAAGATGATGAAGATATAGAAAAATCTTTAGCTGAAAAGACAGAATATGAAATGAAAGATAGGTTTTCAAGAATTAGACGTATAACAGAAGTACCATTAAGTCGTGTGAAACTTTCTGAATTATCTGTAACAGAGTTTTTCATGCTTCAAGGAGGAATGTAATTTATGGATAAAAAAGAGAAAGTAGAAGCTTTTCTCAAAGAATTAACAGAACTATCTGAGAAGTATGATTTTGAAATTACAGCAGAAGGTAATCCTAATTTAATCTATGATAATAAAAATCATAAATATGTATGTGAGTTTCATATGTCAATGTTTAGTGGCAAGTATATTCCAGATTACAACTAAAATAAAACATAAAGGAGAATGATAATATGAAAAAGAAACTAATGGCAGGTTTATTATCTCTTATGGCAATTGTAGGATTAGTAGGTTGTGGAACAGAAGCGGATACAGTTTCAGAAAATTTATCTAAATCAGCAGATTCATTTGAAGTACAACGTAGAGTAGTATTCGTTAATGGTATTACTGATAAGTATTTACTGTCAATTGAGGGGTTATGTGCGCTTGATGCAGGTGACAGCAAGAAGATTTCTGTAACTTGCAAAGTTGGTGAAGGACAATATAAGAAGCATTATCTTGGTTTGAGTGATAATGTGACTTACTTTATTGAGCAAACTGATGCAAAATATGAGAGTGCATACCATTACAAAGTGTTATTCAGACCAGAAGCAATTGTGCCAGATATTGACTTACAAACAAGCAATGGTAAATAATGGAGGTCGATAATATGGCAAAAGAAGTTTATATTGATGGAGTCAAATATGTACCATATAGAGATGTAATAGTTGATAAAGATAAACTAATCAATGAAATTCTAAGTTTATATTGGGGAGAGGGAGCGAACTGGAGTGTAGAATGCTCTCTAGATTTGAGAATTGTGGTGGGGGATTGGTTTGATGAATCAGAAGGGGTTAGCATACAGGAGTTTATTGAACAGTTAGCAAGGGGATAAAACTACATTTTATAAAGGGTGATACAATGGAGTTACGTGATGAATATGCAGTCTATACACATGTAAAAGCATTGCAGGATATATTTGAAGATGATACATTTCGTTGGATTAAAGATGAATATTATGAGGTTATAGAGGTTTGGAGAGCAGATAGAATTGTAGAAGTAGCTTCTGAATCTGGTAATGTGATTATAGACCTTGACGATGATTCATTTGAATTTATTGAAGAAGAAGAGGGAGATTGATAATATGAGTGTTTATACATTAGTGTCTAATTATTATGGAACTGTACATGTTTATGAGTCTGATGGGAAATATTATTTAGCATTAGATGATTGGGGTAGCACAAGCAAACAAGAAGTTAGTAAAGAATTTTATGATGTATTTGTAAAAGAATTTAGTGAATAAAAACTACATTTTATAAAGGAGGATTTTATATGATTTATGAAATTGTATTAGTGAATGGGACAGTATTGAAGTGTTGGGCAAAAAATGTTGGAGAAATATTAGATATGATGTGTAGAGATGATGTTTTTATCGTGCAGGAAAATGCACATATAGACTATACTACTTACATAATGCCAGATAAAGTTTCACATTACAGATTCCCTAAAGGTATGGAAGGTGTGGCAGAACCAAGAAGTTAATAAAAGGATAATTTTAACAAGGAGAGGATACTATGAAACAACCTAAATATGAAGTTGGTCAAAAACTCACAGACACTCGTGGAGATAGTTTTAGTTTTACAATAATGTATGTATCTCCAAAAGCCGATTTTGAAGGGCAATATACATATTTCATTGAAGTAAATAGAGATAATGGAGATGTCTGGTATGAATTAGAAGAGGAATGGGTATTAGATGAAAGCTACGAGGTAGTACAATGAAGAAACAACGTTGGAGATTTACTAAGGTATATGAAGTTTGTACGGGTTGTGGCAAGCAAATGGATGCAAGAGATAGATATGCTATGAGATATGGATTTTGCAATCAATCTTGTGGTCTAAAAACATTTGGTATGAGTAGTAGAGATTTTTATTAAAATAAAAGGGGATTGATAATATGTTGGATTTCATAGCTGTTTTTAAGGATAATAATGCTAGAGTTAAAGAATTGAAGTTGAATTGGAAAATGTTGAATGATGTACCTGTAACAAAAGTTTCATTTGTCAGTTTGGGAGCTAATATCCTATATGAGTTTCGCCAAACAGTAGGAGACAATGGGGCAGAAGTTGAATTAGTAGTTAATATAGACAGAGTTACTGAATTAAAACCAATTAAATAATTGTTGACAGAACTAAAAGATAATGGTATACTATTATTAAGGAGGACAATATGAACGATATATATTATAAAATATACCAGTCTTCAAGATTAAATGGAATGCTTACAGTTGTATGTATGCAATGGTTTGATGAATATGATTATGATGAAGATAAATTTTTCACAGATGAAGATGGTGATGTGTTGAAATTCTCTACAGAGGATGAAGCAGAAAGATGGCTAAATAAGAATATCAAACCAGAATTGATTGACCCAGAACATCGGAAAGTAAAGTTTAATAGGCAAGATTATTTTAAATAACAAAACAAAAGGAGTGTTGTTATGTTTAACATAAATATTTTCAAAAAGGGACATAAGACTTTAGAAACAGGAATGGATACATGGGTAGTGCGATGGTATAAACGTTATGGAGAGTTTAGTAATCAAATAAAAGAAACTGCACAATTCTTTGGAAGCAAAGAGGATGCAAAGGAATTTGAGAAATCTTTACAAAGAGCAAACAAATTACTAGGTCATACTTGTCATCAAATGACTTGGACTTCATGTGAAAAAGTAGGAAAACAAGGACTATAGGAGGGATGATATGTTGAATTTATATATAGTTAATCTAACTTATAGTGAGTCTGATGAAGGTAGTAAAATTCATGATACATGGACTCTAGCAGGTCGCAACAATGAAGACATACATAAAATAATGGATATAAACGGTAAAGCCTTTGAAGGAATAGGTTATAAATTGTTGAAATATTCTTTCTCACAATTGTCAGTTACAGATAATGGATATAAAGTTATCGTAGAGAAACAATAAAGGAGATGTGCATAAATGCGATGGAGGTCTAAATGGGATTTTATTGCTGTAGGTGATTCTAGAACCATTACTAAGTTTCTCTTCTTACCAAAGAAAATAAACAAAGAGTGGCGATGGCTTGAGAGAGCAACAATCCTACAACGTTGTGTAGAACAGATGAATAGTGGGTCAATGGATTATGGCTATCACAAGACTTGGAGAGACATACAGTGGATTAAACGATAATCTAATAAAGGGGTGATTGAGATGTCACTTGGAGGATTAGGATTAATTGGCACTTGTATCTTTGCAGGAGTTTTGGTATGGTTTGCATATACACAAATTAAGAAGTAAGGAGCGATTAATATGATTCTAGTTGTAAATGATGGAGAATATGAATTTAGAAGTTTCAGAAGTGCTGTAGAAAGTCTTCAAGAAGAGTATGGTTATGAAGGTCTTGAATGGGATATGGTAGTGGCTAGTGATGATTTAGAGATACTATGTGACTTTTTAAATGCAGATGGTCTTTATGCTGAAATTGAAGAAGGAGAGTGGTAAGATGTTAAAAACTAAAACACAAATTGAAGTAATGATTCTAGACCATATAAAAGAAATAGATTCTCTTATACGAATGTCTGATAAAGAAACAACAGCAGAACTTATGAAAGCTAGGTCTATGGCTTTAGCTAGTCTAGTTGAATTGAGAAATGGGTGATTCAATGAGAGAAATGGTAGAAGTTAAAAGATTGGTATTCTTATGGTTTTTACAATGGTACACTGACAATGTAGGGAAGTTATCAAGAGAACCAAACACTATATCAGACAGAATCAATTATAAAAATCAAAGTGGTAAACTTGTTGGGTATAAGAGTATGTATTATGTAGAAACATTTCATATAGATAAAGATTACTATGAATTAATGATAAAAGCTTAATAAAATAATGTTTTTATCCTGTTGACAAACATCAAAATTAATGATATACTACTATTAAGAGGTGATAATATGTTTTGGGTAGAGAATATAATGCAAACATTATCAATGGTTGGTATAGTAATGGCTTCATACAATATGATTTACTGGTGGAAAAAAGATAAATTTGGAAGAGCATCAATTAATTTCGTAATGTTTATGTTTATGTTTTTAATATATGATACATCTGAATTTATATATGTGGGAGCGTGATTAAATGGAAAATCATAAAGCTGAATTGATTCATCATAAAGAAACTGGTACATACTGGACTAACAGAAAAGACTGGAAAGAGATTTGGGCAGAAGAACCAATCATGTTTGCTGAAAGTGTTTATCCAGAGACAAATATTTTCAAAGTAAAAACAGAAATGCATCGCAGAGGATATGAACTTGTTAAAGCACATGAGTTAGAAGGCACTCAATTTAAAATGGAACTCAAACATAATAACGAGGGGTGATTGAATGAGAGTAACTGATAAATTTGTTTTCTTTTGGATGGGTGAAGATGTTTATTCTAACTTCTATTACTCACCATTTACACATAAAGGCATTGAATTTAAATGGTCTGAACAAGCAATTATGTATCGTAAAGCAATGTTGTTTGGGGCAATTGGAGTTGCACATGAAATAATGCAGTCTGATACACCTGCACGTTGTAAATTCTGGGGTCGTAGCAAAGACATCCCATTTAATGAAGATGTATGGATTAAAAATCGTGAAAAAATTTATAAAGAAGTACTTAGAGATAAGTTTACTTTACCAGAATTAAAGAAACAGATTCTCGCAACAGAAAATAAGATTTTGGTAGAAGCTAGTCCGACAGATAAAATTTGGGGTATTGGTCTTAGTGAAAAACATCGAGATGCTACAGACCCTACAAAGTGGCGTGGACTTAACTTATTAGGAAAGGTATTAATGGAGGTAAGAGAAGAATTAAGACATTTTACATGTATTAGAAAGCCAATTGAATATAAAGCTGTACAATGGTTTGAAGGTATGAAATTAGATGGAGTCTTTGACAAAGCAATGTTGTCAGAAGTATGGTTTGATAAAGGTGCAGACGATGGGAGATATCATATTTGGGCAAACGGTGGTACAAGAGATTTATGGAATGGGGCAGTCATTGTTGAAAAATCAAATGGTGATAGACATTTATATCAAAAATCAATATTTGATGACTTCTTTGAAGAGGTGAGCGAATGAAAGCAAAATTCTATGGCAAAGAAAAAACAAAAGTAGTTAAGTTTAATTATTGGGAATTGAAAGACAGACTAGGACATTTCACTGACCGTTATTATCTCAGTGTAGAATCAGTAGAAAGATTAATAGAAGTTTTGAAGAAATATAGAGATTCAGATGATTATACATATTCAGATTCATTTATTTGTGAAATAGAGTATTTATTTAAATATCCTATTTTTATAGCTGAAAAAGAATTATCATACACTCCAAACGTAGGAGAAACAGTACAGGTAGAAGGTAAAAAAATAAAAATCACTGATAAAAAATATGATACAGATAACGATGTTATACATTATTATTCTGATTATGTAACAGGAATAAATATCTCTCAATATGAAAAGTCTAAAAAGAGATGCACAAATGAAATGATTGAATTATTAGAACAAGAACTTCCAAGAATGAAACAATATGAAGAACTATCTAATAACAGGTCTAAATTTAAAGAAAAAGAAGAAGAACTTACTTTCATTAAAAAAATAATTAAATGGTTTAAGGGTTGACAAACATCAAAAATAATAGTATAATGTTATCAAGGGAGATGATATTATGGCAAAGTCAAATTATAAACGTATCGTATGTAAGAAGTGTTTAGATTATATTCATGTGGCAGTTGATAGTGATAATGACAAAGCAGGAATGTGTTTGGAGTGCTTTAACAAGTTAAGTGTTGATGAAGTTAGATTGGCATTAGGAGAATTTTACATACCGTGTTTAGGTTGTGATGGAAACTTTTACAGTCAGAACTACTTAGGAGAATTGGAACTTTGTGACCAATGTAACGGAAGTGGACGACATAGAGTTTCAAAAGAAGATTATGACAAATTCTGGAGACATTTCAGTAAGGATGAGTTTCACCGATGATATGGAATAGAAGAAAGAAATTCATAATGATATGGCTTGAGTATCATCTAATGTGGATTAAGAGGACAAAAGGTAAGCATATCTGGCACATGGCTATTGGGAAGTGTCCGCAATGTAGAGAAGAGTTTACCAAACCTGTCCTACTACATCAAAATTGTGCGTATGTAGACCAACTATCAAACTATTATTGGGCTTGTGGAAGATGTCATGAGTATATGTATGAGAGATATCAAGAGATGTGGGACGAATATAATTCTGGAAGATATTAGGAGGATGATATTATGAAGAAAATGTTAAAAGGATTAACAGTAGCAGTACTTATGGCTTTAGCGGTTATTATGGCAATTTATGTAGGAGTATTCCTTATGTTAGGTGGAGGAATCATTGGAGTAGTTTCATTCTTCACAGCAGGAGCTACTGGAGCAGTATTAGGTTGGAGTCTTGTTAAAATCTTGTTTGCAGGTCTAGCAGGTTATGCAACATTCGCTGTATTTTGGATTCCTGCAATGTTATTGTTAGGTAAAAAATCTAAACGAAACTCTAGATTCTAAAATGTCAAGAAGTATCTGGGATTTATACACATATGATTATTGGTATAAGTTTTGGGTGCGAGTCCATGTGAGAGCACATCATATGGACGTTCAAAAAATGTATGAGAGAATGAGAAAAAAGGAGTTGTCTGATATGATGAAAGATAATGAGATTCATAAAATGTATCCTCAATTTGGAAGTGCAAAGTCAGAGGATAAACTTATTGAAGAAGCTATGAGAGCAGAGGTCAAATTTGGGAAAAAAGTAAAAGTAGTTATGAACACGGAATATTATAAAAAATATTTTAAAGATGCAGAACCTAGTAAAGAAGTATTAGAAAAAATTAAACAAACTAAAGGTGGATACTGGACAGGAATAGCAGGATATAATATTGAAACATCAACATTAGTTGATACATACATATTTGAATTTGAAATTTTTTAAAAAGAATGATGAAAATCATTCTTTTTTGTTGACAAACGTAAAAATAAATGATATACTAGTAACATCAAGTATTGGAGGTATGTTGAATGTCAGAGAACATTAAGAAATTGTCAGAGAAAGAGAAAGTTAGAAAGCGTATATCTGTTTGGTTGGGAGCTTCTAACCACATTGCTGTATTACATACGATTAAAGAGATTGTAGGAAATTGTGCAGATGAAATTAATAAAGGTCGTGGTGATGAAGTAGAAATTATTCGTCATACCGATAAGAAAACAACTATCATTGATAATTGTCAAGGATTACCATTAGAAGGTCAAAATGATGAAGGTATTGACAATTACAAACTGTTATTTGAGACATTGTTTGCAGGGACAAAATATGAGAATGGTGTATCTAATAGTGACTACACTGTTGGGGTAAATGGTGTATTCAACACTGTATTAGCATTCTCATCTCAAGATGTGACATTTGAAGTAGCAAGACCAGATGGAAATATCTATTCAATATCTTATCACAAAGGTGATAATTCTAGTCCATTACAAGTGATTGGTAAATCAGATAAGACTTATACAAAGATTACATATGAATTAGATGATGATATTTTCGAAGACAACTATTTTAAATTAAGTGAGTTAACTGAAATTGCTTCTCAACAAGCATCATTAATTGAAGGACGAATCAAAGTAACAGATGAAGTGACAGACCAAACATTTGAATTTGAATATGCAAATGGCATTGTAGACTTCCTTCAAGAAGAAACAAAAGACTTAAATGACTTGCATGATTTAATCGTCTTTAATCGAGACATTTCACATGAGACAACACAAGAAGGTAAGATTGTAAAAGATGATATCAAGGTTTCTGTTGCAATGAAATACACACGAGAAGATGAAGGAATTACACAGATTGAATTTTTAAATGGTAGTAATTTGATTCATCATGGAACTATTTATGATGGATTTGTAGCAGGAATGAGAAATATTATTAATAGATTCTTGCGAGATAATAACCTTTACAAAAAAGATGAAAAGCAAATTACAAAAGATGATGTTGTAGTTGGTTTAAATTATGTTGTTAACTTTAAATCTTATTTTCCAGTATATGCCAATCAGACAAAGTTTGCATCTTATGTAAAGTATTATGAAGATGTAATGAAGAATGCTTTAGAATCATATTTTGAATCATACATAGTAGAGCATAAAAAGGACATGGAACTAATTGCAAAGCAAGTCCTTGTAACAAAACAAAGTCGTGAACGTGCTGAGAAGACTCGTATGGACTTCAAGAAGAAATTATCTGGAACAGTTAATAATATTACTGCACGAGTTGAAGGTCTTGTAACATGTAAGTCTAGTGATGCAAGTGTAACAGAAATTTATCTTGTAGAAGGTAAATCAGCATTAGGCTCTACACAACAAGGTCGTGACCCAGAGTTTCAAGCTATCTATGCTCTACGTGGGAAGATTCTAAATTGTCTTAAAGCTCCATATGAGAAAATCTTTAACAATGAAATTATCGTAGACTTAATTAAGATTTTAGGTTGTGGAATTGAAGTTAAAAATAAACATGCAAAAGATTTAAATACTTTTGACCTTAAAAATTTACGTTGGTCTAAAGTTGTAATTTGTACCGATGCAGACGTTGATGGATTCCACATTCGAACACTTTTATTAACAATGATTCATCGTTTAGTACCGACATTAATTGAAGAAGGTAAGGTATTTATTGCAGAGTCTCCATTATATGAAATTCAACACAAGAATGAAAAAGGTAAAGAAGTCTCTACATTTGCATATAGTGACCAAGAGAAAGATGAAATTCTTCCAAAGATTGCTAAACTATCAAGTTATACAATTCAGCGCTCAAAAGGATTAGGAGAGAACACAGCAGAAATGATGTGGGATACAACTATGAATCCAGAGACAAGACGTTTAATTGAAGTAACACCAGATGATGTACAAGAAGTTGTTTCCACTTTCAACTTATTCTTAGGAGATGATTTAGCAGGTCGTAAAGAATATGTAGAAGAAAATTTACATGAATATATTGAAAATGCACTTGACTAAAATCAAAAATAATGATATACTAGTAACATAGAAGGGAATGATTTATTTCATGTATAACGTAATGAGAAAGAGCATTATTGATGTCTTGAGAGAAAATTATATGCCTTATGTGGCATATGTAATTCAAGACAGAGCGTTACCAGAAATTGATGGATTCAAACCATCACAAAGACGTATCTTAGAAACAATGAGAAGAATGAGTTTATTTACAGGTAGTCGTAAGAAATCACAAGGGATTGTAGGACAGACAATGTTCCTACATCCTCATGGTGATGGAGCAATTTATGAAACACTTGTACGTATGTCAAGAGATGCAGAATCATTGTTATATCCATTTATTGATTCTAAAGGAAACTTTGGAAAGCAGTATTCACGTGATATGCAATATGCATCGGCACGTTACACAGAAATCAAGCTTGAACCAATTGCAAAAGAATTATTCAAGGATATGAATAAGAATACAGTTGATTTGGTTGACAACTATGATGGGACATTAAAAGAACCTAAACTGCTTCCTGTAACACTTCCATTCATATTGATGAATCCACAAATTGGAACAGCAGTTGCGATGGCAAGTAGTTTTGCACCATTTAATTTAAATGAGGTTGTAGATTATACAATTGCATTCATTAAGAGTCCTAATACAGTTAAGGTAGAAGATTACATAAAAGCTCCAGACTTCCCTACAGGTGGAAATGTTATTTATGATAAAGATATGTTTCAGAGAATTTTTGATACTGGTCGAGGAACATTTACTATTCGCTCCACGTATCATTTCACAAAAGAAGGAATCTTATTTGAAGAACTTCCTTATACAGCAAACTTTGAAGCTATCATTGACAAAATTGCAGATGCAGTTAAAGATGGAAAATTAAAAGAAGTAACTGATGTAAATAACAATTATGGTATTAAGTCTAAAGGTGTCCTAGTTACAACAAGAAAAAATGTTGACAAAGAAGCTTTAGTAGAAAAACTTTTCAAGATGACTGCTTTACAGTCTACATATCCATGTAACTTTAACGTTGTTATTAATGGTAGACCACGAGTATTAGGTGTTAAAAGCATTATTCATGAATGGGTTAAATTCCGAGCACAGACAGTAAAACGTGGCTTACAATTTGATGTTGAAAAGAAATTAACAAAAAGACATCTATTACTTGGATTAAAAGAAATATTATTAGATTTAGATGAAGCAATTAAAATCATTCGAGGAACAAAGAAAAAGAAAGATGTTGTTGGAAACCTTGTTAATGCTTTTGACATTGATGAGAAGCAAGCAGAATACGTTGGGGGAATTAAACTTCATGAATTGAACGAAGAACATCTAATCGAGCGCACAAGTGAAATTGAAACGCTTGAAGAAGAAGTGGAAGACTTACAAGATTTAATTAGTAATCGCACAAGACTTGCACAATTGATTATCAGTCAATTAGAAGAAGCAAAGAAGGAATATGGAACAGAGCGTAAATCTGGAATCATTGAAGCAACTGCTGTAGCAAAAGCAACAAAGAAAATCGTAGAAATTGAAGATTACAATGTAAAAGTATTCGTAACAAAAGAAGGATACTTGAAGAAACTTCCATTGACATCTTTACGTGGAAACTTCAACTTGAAGTTAAAAGAAGATGATGAGATTATTAGCGAATTTGAAACAACTAATAATTCAGATATTCTAGTATTCACTGATAAGCATAACTGTTATAAATATAAAACACATGAAATTGAAGACAGCAAGCCATCGTTATTAGGTGAGTATTTACCATCCTTATTAGAATTGAAAGATGAAAAGATTCTATTTACAACTGTAACAAATGACTATAAAGGAACATTATTTGTAGGATTTGATACAGGTAAACTTGCTAAAATTGAATTGTCGGCTTATGCAACTAAGACAAACAGAAAGATGTTAGCAAATGCATATTACATTGGAGCAAAAGCTTTATACTTCAATGTGGGGCAAGAAGACATTGATATTGTTATGGTGTCTAGTATTAACAAAGTAGGACTATTCAACACAGCTTCTATTAACTCAAAAACATCTAAGACCACACAAGGTAATCAGTTAATGAAGACTAAGAATGACAGCACAGTTGTTTCAATTGTTGATGCAAGTAAATGTGTATTTGAGGATGCAGAGTACTATAGATTAGCAAATGCAGGTGTAGGAAAGTATCTTAAAAAAGATGACGAAATTTCAATATAGTTGTTGACAAACATTAAAAATAATGATATAATCATTAATAAGGAGATGCATATATTGTGAGATTAGATAAATATAAGGTTGGTGTTTTCTTTGATAAAGTAGTCGATGGAAAAGCTGAGTACACAAAGTCTTGTACTTGTGGTCATAAGGAGGTGGTGGGATATGATTTAGATTATCGTGGAAGAATTGATGCAAGACAAAAGAAGTGTACCAATTGCGACAACACTAGATTTATTTATTTAGAAAAAGTAGGTCAAAGAGTTAATATCCCATATCTGAAACCTAGAGATGTCAGTCGTAGAGGATTTCGTTTGCAAAGGGTTAATCTGAGTGTCTACATGAACAAAGATGAAACTGTCAAGTGGAAAGAAAACTTGATAAGAGTAATATGGTTTGACATATTCACAAAACAATTAAAAGTATTTAAGAATGGCAAGCATACCAGAAAGATAGATTTAGACGATGAGCTGAGATTATTCTTTACTGGTCTAGAACACTCTGAAATAAAAGACATGGTAGTAGTACCAGAAACGCAATCTTTATATGATTTCATTTGGAGAAAACTTTCATCTAAAAGAATAAGAGGTTATTATTCTGAGCGCAGATTTTATGTAGGATTAATGAAATTTGTAAAAGAAGATTATCGTTATCTTGAGATTCTTGCTAGTGCAGGATTCCCAGATGTAGAACGATTCTATAGAGAATATAACCGTTGGGATACATATGAAGAGATAAACAAAGAAGCAACGAAACCAAAAGACATTCTCAAATTACCTAAATTTATGCTTCCATATTTCCGTGAGAATGATTCATTATCAATACATAATCTCAAACAAGTACAACTTGCTTTAAAGAAAATTGATGGAAATAGATTTAAAGAATTAGTTGAAATCATCAAAGATGAATCAGACATTGGAACACTATGCAGAACACTTGACACATTGATTGAGATTCACGATACATACAAATATAACAATCTAAAAAAATTATCGTTATATTTATTTAGAGAAATTAGAATGCATCAAGGAATTGATAGCCCATCACATGGAGCACAGCTTTTACGAGATTATATCCGTATGAGTAAACGATTAGCATTAGACTATGAAAAGTATCCAAAGTCACTAAAGAAAGAACATGATATTGTCCAATTAAATTATAAAGTACAAGAAGATGAATTGAAAAAAGCAGAGTTTAAGCAAGCAGTTGCACATTCTGATTATCAGTTTTTAGATTACAAAAAGAAAGATTTCTCTGTTATTCCACCTGCTGAGATGGATGACTTAATCAAAGAAGGAAATGAATTATCACATTGTGTTGCATCATATGTAAGTGATATTGTGAATGGAAAATGTAGAATTTTATTCTTACGTAGAACAGATAATTTAAGCACTCCACTAGGAACAATTGAAATACGTGGAGGAAATATTCGACAAGCAAGAGGATTTGCAAACAGGGCATTAAGTGGAAATGAAATGAAATTCATCCGAGAATGGGCAAAAGAGAAAGAATTGCATGTGAATTACTATTAAAATTAAAGATAAGTAGCATGTAATCGCACTTATGTGCTACTTATCACTTGATAAAACACGGTTTTTATCCATAAATTAGGAGGTCATTTTATGATTTACAGACATTATAAGGGCGGTTTATATCTTATGGTAGGATATGCTACTCGTATTTCAAAGGACTTTAACGAGAAACTAGAACTTGTTGAAGTGGGTAAGCACACTGAAACAGAAGAATGCATGTCAGTTTATATAGCTCATGATAAAGATACGGGTGGTAATCATTATGTATTTGAGAGTGATAAACATGATGGCATCCTTTGCTTCTACAAAGATTTAGATGGTAATCATTGGTTAAGACCTAGAAAAATGTTTTTTGAAGACGTACTAGTAGATGGAAAATTTCAACCACGATTTGTAAAAGTAACTGGAGAAGAACTGTTTAATTCTATCGGGAATCTTCTTGAACAGGAATTAGAATCAGTTGTACATATGCTTGAAAAAAGAAAGAAATAATATACTATGTTTATTGACAAACGCTAAAGATTATGGTATAATTACTAGTACATGTCATTGCGAGAGACACACCTTGTTCAGTGTCTCTCGAATAAATAAATAGAAGGTGGTGGTGCTATTGATTACCTAAACTTTAAACAATAATACATAGAGAAGGGTATGAGTAAAGTGAAGTCTTTTCAGTTTAGAATAGCTAAGAAACACCTTGAAGGAACAAAAGGCATAAGAACTATTTTCACAGCAATGTTATTAGAAAATGGTAAGTGGAGAGTAAGCTTTTCATCCAGAAAGTCACAAGAACTCATTACACAAGATTATCCAGAAAGACACATATTAAAAGCATTGGCAGATAGAGATTGGATTCTTGTCAATGATGGTGATGAAGAATAACACATAAAGGGGAAAATTATTATGAAAAAAATTACAGTTTACACTAAGAGTGGTTGTCCACAATGCGATATGACAAAGCGAGTATTAAAAGATAACGATGTACCATTTGAGATTAAAGATGTTGAAAAAGATGATGAAGCTTATCATCATGTAAAAGAAGTATTAGGATTTTCAGCAATGCCTGTAGTTGAAGTTGAAGGTGAAGAACCATTCTCTGGATTCCGTCCAGATAAATTGAATGAATTGGTAGACTGATGTTATTAGTCTATCTTTCCCTTACAGGGAATATTAAAAGTTTTGTCGAAAGATTGGATATGAAGTCATTAGAAATACGCCAGTCCAATCTACACCAAGAGATTTCAGAGGACTTTATACTGATAACACCTTCATACAATGACCAACTAACAGAAGATATGAGCACGTTTATTGACTACAAAAATAACAAGTCTCATCTTGTTGGAGTGGTTGGAAGTGGAAACAGAAATTTCGATAATATGTATTGCTTCAACGCAAAAGCATTATCAAAAAAATATAATAAGCCATTGGTATTCACTTTTGAATTTCGTGGCACAGATAAAGATATTATAGATTTTAAAAAGGAAGTGGATGCAATTGAAATCACCAAAGCTACAAGGTAAAAGCGAAGAGATTACATACTTTACAAAGAACAACTTATTAAACATTCCAAAGGATGGACGTATTCAATTAGAAGCGGATAAAGAAGCTGTTAAAGCTTACTTCTTAGAATATGTAAATCCAAACACAGTATTTTTCCATACCTTAGATGAGAAGCTTAATTACCTCATTAATAATAACTACACAAAAGCACAAGTGCTTAATTTATATTCTCGTAAGTTTACTAAAAAATTGTTTAAGAGAATTTATGATAAAAAGTTTCGTTTTCGCTCATTTATGGGTGCTTATAAATTCTATCAACAATACGCATTAAAGAATGATAAGGGAGACCGTTTCTTAGAAAGATACGAAGACCGTTTAGCTTTTAATGCATTAGCAATTGGAAATGGTGATGAAGAACTTGCTTTAAATTTAGCAGATGAATTAATCAATCAACGTTATCAACCTGCAACACCTACATTCTTAAATATTGCAAGAGAACGTGCAGGAGAAATGGTTTCATGTTTCCTATTAACAATTTCTGATGATATGAATGGTATTGGTCGTGCAGTCAACTCTGCATTACAGTTATCTAAAATTGGTGGAGGTGTTGGTGTAAACTTATCTAACATCCGAGCAAACAATGACCCAATCAAAGGTGTATATGGATTAGCAGATGGTGTTATTCCTGTAATGAAAATGTTTGAAGATGCATTCTCTTATGCAAACCAAGGAGGAAAGCGTGATGGGGCAGGTGTTGTTTATCTAAACATTTTCCATCCAGATGTAATTGATTTCCTTTCTGTACGTAAAGAAAACGCTGATGAAAAAGTGCGTATTAAGACTCTTTCACTTGGATTAACTGTACCAAACAAGTTTTACGAATTAATCAAAAACAATGAGCATATGTATTTATTCTCACCTCATGATGTTGAAAAAGAATATGGTAAAGCATTCTCATATGTGAATATCACAGAAGAATATGACAACATGGTAAACAACAAAAACATTCGTAAGACAAAAATCAAGGCACGTGATTTAGAACGAGAAATTAGTAATCTTCAAAATGAAAGTGGATATCCTTATATTATTAATATTGACCATGCTAATGAACAAAATCCAATTTCTGGTCAAATTGTTATGTCTAATCTTTGTACAGAAATTTTCCAAGTGCATGAAGAATCAGAAATTGCAAATGACCAATCCTACATTTACAAAGGAACAGATGTGAGTTGTAATTTAGCTTCTACAAACGTTGCAAACTTAATGGTATCTCCAGACTTTGGTAAGTCTGTAAGAACAATGCATCGTGGTTTAACATTCGTTTCAGATTCATCTAATGTTGATGTAGTACCTTCTGTTAAGAATGGTAATGACCGTTATCATGCAACAGGATTAGGAGCAATGAATTTACATGGATTCTTGGCGAAGAATAAGATTCATTATGGCTCACCAGAAGCGCTTGAGTTTACTGATGTATACTTTATGTTGCTGAACTACTGGACACTTTATGAAAGTAATCAAATTTCAATTGAGCGAAATGAGACATTCTACAACTTTGAAAAATCTAAATATGCTGATGGTACGTACTTCAACAAATATTTAGATGAGCCAGAATTTGAATTTAAGTTTGAGAAGATTAAAAAGCTATTCAAAAATATCTTCATTCCTTTGAAAGCTGATTGGGAGACTTTAAAACAATCTGTAATGGAACATGGTATTTACAATGCTTATCGTTTAGCTGTAGCTCCTACAGGAAGTATCAGTTATGTAAATGAAGCAACAGCTTCAATCCATCCTATTACACATAGAATTGAAGAAAGAACAGAAGGTAAACGTGGTAAAGTTTACTATCCTGCACCATACTTATCTGATGAGACTTTACCATATTATGTATCAGCTTATGATATTGACCAACGCAAAATCATTGATACATATGCAGTAGCTCAAAAACACGTAGACCAAGGATTGTCTCTGACATTATTTATGCGTGATGAATTGCCAGAAGGTTTATATGAGTGGAAGGTCGGCAGTGAATATCCAACTAAAAAGACTACACGAGATTTGTCTATTATACGAAACTATGCACACAAAAAGGGAATTAAATCACTTTACTATGTTAGAACACATACAGATGATGGAACAACTATTGGAGCAAATGAATGTGAGTCTTGCAGTATTTAATGGAGGTAGGAAGAATGGAAATGAAGAAATTTAAAGGCGTTAACTGGAACGCAATGGAAGACATGATGGATAAGTTAACATATGAGACCCTTACTGCTCAATTTTGGTTGAGTACACGTATGCCAGTATCTAAAGATAAAAATGATTGGACTAAACTACCAGACGTTGAGAAGCGTTTGGTAGAAAGAGTCTTTGGTGGTCTGACACTACTTGACACACTTCAATCAGAAGTTGGAGTAGACTCTTTAAAACAAGATGCTAGAACACAACATGAAATAGCAGTCTATAACAATATTGCTTTCATGGAATCAGAACATGCACGTAGTTATTCTTCAATCTTTAGTACGTTGAATAATGTGCAAGAAATCCGTGACATTTTTGAATGGATTGAAGTACATCCTACTCTTCAAAAGAAAGCTGAATTAGTAAATAATATGTATGTAAATGGTACTTCATTACAAAGAAAAATTGCTTCTGTATTCTTAGAATCATTCTTATTCTATAGTGGATTCTATACACCATTGTATTATTTAGGTCGTGCAAAGTTAATCAACGTAGCAGAAGTAATTAAGTTGATAATTCGTGATGAGTCAGCACACGGAGCATATATCGGATATAAATTTAAAGTAGCATATAATGAATTGTCTCTAGAAGAACAAGAAGAAATCAAGAACTTTGCTTATTCATTCTTGTATGAATTATATGAAAATGAAGTCAAGTATACAGAATACTTGTACGATGAAGTAGGTTGGACTAGTGATGTAAAAGTGTTTTTACGATACAATGCAAATAAAGCTTTAATGAATCTTGGTTTAGACCCATTATTTGCAGATAAAGCTGATGATGTGAATCCAATCGTATTAAATGGTTTATCTACAGGAACAACTAATCACGATTTCTTTTCTAGTGTGGGTAATGGATATTTAATGTCTGCTGTAGAAGATACAAAAGACTCTGATTATGATTTTATGTAAGCCTATGTAACATATAAATTTGACAAGTACAAAAAATAATGATATAATATTAGTGGGGATAAAGTTCTCCACTAATATATACATAATAAAAGGGGAAATGAACATGACAAAGAAAACTAAAAAGAGATTTTATCGAGCAGAAGAAATTATTTGGGTACATGACAAAAAAGTAGAAGGTAAAGTTGTATCACTTGATATTCCTAACCAAAATGTAGTTGTTGAAATAGATGGTAAAGAAGAGACTTTGAAACTTTGGGAAATTGATAAATTGAAATATAAAGCTAAAGACAAATTCTTCAAAGAGAATCCAGACAAGATTAAGAAAAAGAAGAAAACTCAAAAATACAATGCAGTCATTGCAAAAGGGGAATTAATGTTAAACTCCAATCCTAAAGTGCAATTGGTGATGCCAGTGATTGACCCAAAAGCAGAAATGCATAATTTTGGTAATCATGTTTCATTGAGTAAAGCATTTGAAGAATTGTATAAAACTGTAGATTCAATCATGAATCCAGAAGTATTCTTTGCACGTATTCATCCAGATGCAGTTGTACCAACAAAACGTGATGAGGATGCAGGATATGATTTATATGCATGTGTAGAACCGCAAAAAATGGCATCATTAAATGATTCATACGATGGACTGAAAGACGGATATGTAATTGTTTGTCCTGCAAACAAAACAACTCTAGTCCCAACAGGTCTTGCATTTGCATTACCTAAGACACATTACTTGAATGCAAAACACGAACGTGGAAGTACAGGCAAGATTTCAATGTCTGTATTAGCAGGAGTTGTTGATTCTGGATATCGTGGAGAAGTATTTTTAGCTATCACCCCTTTACATAAGGATGTAATTATTACAAGTCAAGTAACTGAAACGTTAGATTTGCATGATAGAATTTACTACCCTTACTCTAAAGCAATTGCACAAGCAACTGTTGATTTAGTGCCAAACACAAAGTTGACAGAATTGACTTTAGAACAATTAGTGAGAATTGAATCAGAGCGTGGAGATACAAAACTAGGTCAAAGCGGTAAGTAATTTAAGAAGAGAATTTATTTCTCTTCTTTTCTTTTTGTCTATTGACAAGAGTAAAATATAATGATATAATATGAGTACATTAAACGAAGGAGTTGTTGTGAATGGAACAGAGTAAATTTTTAGTAGATGGAATGCCTAGTGGTGTGGATGCAGAAAAATTCTTTACAATTCAAGGAACAAAAAATATGCCATTAGAAGAAGGGTTGTCTGATGATGCTTTAACTTTAGAAGAAGCAATTGAAGCTGTTGCAAAAGAAGAAGGATTAACAGTAGAAGAAGTAAAGAAGCATTTACATAAGTTTCAGCGTGACCTTTATAAACAGTATACAAAGAAGAAAGTAAATAAAACAAAGGCTAGAGCTAAAAAGAAAGAAGCAAAAAAATCTAAAAAGAAAAATCGTTGACAAACATAAAAGATAATGATATAATAATAACATGAGGTGATGAAATGAAAAAGAAATTAAAACATTTTTTCTTAGAAACAAAAACAGGTAAATGGATTATGAAGAGTTTAGCAGTATTAAACACATTAGAAGGTGTCATTCATTTAATAGTTGCATTCGTTGGTGCATGGGGATTAATTGATATTGAAGCATATGATATTCGTGCTTGGACACCAGTTGTAGAAAACTTCATATTTGGAATCTTCTCAATCCTAACTGGATACGCTCTAGGTAGTACAGGGCATCATCACCATTAAGGAGTGATTAGATGGAGCTAACATACATAATGAGTTTTATTTCATGGGTATTGATGATTCTCATGCTTACGGGGTTTCATCTAGTAGTAATAACAGAGAGAGATAGAGATAATGAATATCTAAGTGAAGAAGACAGACACAATTCAGATGTATTTTTTCAAATGTACGACAATGCAAATTTTGCAGGTAAAGTTAATTTTCTAGTATTACATGGTGCAAGATGTTGGGCAATTGTTTTTGGAAGTCTTATAAAGAAAAAGGGAGAGTGATAATATGACAATGGTTATTATATGTGCATTAATTTATTTTGCAAATTGTATTCTTTGTGGAGCAACATTTGCTCTAAACGATACTCGATTCTGGAAACTTTGGTCTGTAGGAAATGTAGTATTCTCATTTGCTAATTTTATGTTTGCGTTAGATAAACTATAGGAGGATGGTAATATGACTTTATTTTTAATAACAGGAATGTCTGGAGCAGGAAAGACTAGTGTTATGGAACAAGTAAGAAAGAATAATGCACATAGACTTTCAGAATGTGTCTCTCATACAACTAGACCTAAACGAGAAGGAGAGAAAGATGGGAAAGCGTATTACTTCATTGATGAAGAAACTTTCAAAAGAGGACTTGATGGAAATGAATTTGCTGAAACTGTAATTTATGATGGTTATGGTTATGGAATAGCAAAAGATGAAATCAAACATCGACAAGCTCAAACAAATCATGCATACATAATTGTCAACTATGAAGGATATAAACAAGTTAAAGAAGTGTTTCCAGATGCAGTTGGAATTTTCTTATACACAAGTAAAGAAGATTGTATGATTAATATGTTATCACGTGGAGACAGTATTAAAAAAGCAAATAAACGAATTGAATTATACGACAAAGAAATAAAAAACCGTAGCGATTATGATTATGTAGTGAAAAATGTAAGAAATAAAATGACTGGAACAGTTGGAATTATTGAAAATATTATCTGGCAATATAGCTAAGGAGGAATGTCCATGTTTGGAAGTTATCAGAAACCATCAATAACAGTTAAAGTAGAAGGTAGAAAGCCAACATTGAAAGCACCTAGCCCACCATTAGCCCAAAGTAAAATGCATAGTGGAGGACATAAACCTAAACCTATTGGAAACAGACCACCTCCACCACCGCCACAAGGAAAGAGTGGATGGCAAGAGAAGATTCAAAAATTCATGAACAATAAACAGCGAGCAGGATTAAATACAGTCATTGACTCAATTACAGATGTGTTTGAAGAGAATGAAAAGCTTAAACAGCAACTTAGAGATTATCGTAAAGAAGATGAAATTGCGAAATTAGAAGAAGAAATCAATCAGATGAGATTGAACTCTATACACATCATGACTACAAAAGAAAAAGTTAAAGCTTCTACATTTGCAAAAGAACATTATGCATCATGCAAAGGAAGTACACGTTATATCCTTACAGGAACAGGAATTGGGACACATACATTAATAGAATGTAAGAATTGCAAAGTACAGGAAGACATTACAGATTACGAAGGATGGTAATATATGGATGAAGTAATTCTAGCAACAGGATTAATATCTTTCTTTGTAGGATTGATATTAGGAATTTCAATGGGAGAGAAACTATCACAATAAAGGAGAGATTAGATGTTTGAGTTTATTGGAACAGGAAGTGCTTTTAATACTAAACTAGGAAACAATGGAGCTTTCATAAAAAGAGGTAATAAATTCTTTATGATTGATTGTGGAAGCTCAACATTCCATCGTATCATGGACATGAAATTATTAGATGGAGTAGAAGAGATTTATGTTATGATGACACATACACATCCAGACCACGTAGGGTCATTAGGAGATTTAATCTTCTATGGTTATTATAGTATGGGAAATGTTAAAGAGAAAGTTGTAACAGTACTTGCTCCAAGTGAGATTATGATTGCTGATACACTATTTGATATGGGAGTAGAGACTAGTACATATTATTTAAAAGAATTTGAAACAGAAAGCCTTAACTTCTTGGAAGATTTTGGAATGTCATTTATGCCAATTGAAACAAAGCATGTTAAAGAATTGTCTTGTTTTGGGTATGTAATTCATACTCATAATACAAGAATTTACTATAGTGGTGATGCAAATATCATCCCAGAGAAAGTATTGAAAATGTTTAATGCAGGAATGGTTGATATACTGTATCAAGATACTTGTGGTGCAGACTAT